AAAACGTAATTGATTCAGGGCTAAATCTATGTTTTGCAACTTCTACTGCTCGACGCATACGGTCAAGTGGTAAATTGTTATTTGACACAAGGCGCAAGCGAGCATCAGTTTGAATTTTAGTACCCTTTGGGATTCTGCCTTTTGGTGTTAGTTCAATTGTAATAAATGGCTTTGGATTCTTGAATGCAATGTGCTTACAAGTAAAATTTTCTTTATCTTGAATATCCCAGAGCAACAAGCCCTTGTCATTTGTCTCGCCATGATTCTGTTGAATCGTGCTGCCAGGATATCGAATGCGACCTTCGTAATCTAAAGTTTGATTTGTCTTATGTATGTCTCCTAAAAATGCAAAATCAAACTCTTCAAAGATTGTTATATCGTGCTCGCCATGATCCATCACCCACCCAATATCTGTTTTGGAACCAGATATAGAGCCATGATATAATGCAATATTAATTGCATCCGGGTCACTTGGATCACACCAATTGTCTTCGTCAAACACTGAAAGAACATTTAAGCAAAAATCGTCAGATAGTTTATGTTCACCAGAATTTTTAAGCAAGTGTAAGTTTTTCAATCCTAGAGCGTCTACAATAGGCGTGATCGCATCCTGCCGGGTACTATTCTTTAAATTGCCATCATGATTGCCCAAAATAATATAAGTGGGCGCAATTGATGCAAGGTTTCTAAAAAAGTCAGAACACAACTCAACAAACTCAGGCGAGATTTGTGTTTTTGTATGTGCAATATCACCACAATGAATAATGCAGTCTATTTCTTGTTCTCGCAATGTTTCATATAGCTGCTTAAAAACTTCCTTATATTCATAATGGTATTTTAAATTTTTTATATGCGTGTCCGCAATGTGAGCAAATCTCAAAACTATTCCTTTTGTATCAATCCAATAAACATTCCCAACAGAAACACAACAGCGTAACTGCTTATAAGAGCTAAAAGCGCACCAGGGTGCATAACTTCTATTGAATGCATGATATTACAATAACATACTAATGACTATCTGTCAAGACTTTTTATTTTCTGCTAATGCTGCAGACACGGGCTGACCTTGTTCTACTTCATATTCAAGGTAATGCTTTACCGAGCTTAGGTAATCTGCTGCTTTTGTAATTTTTGCTTGAACCCACGATTCTAATTGCATATCATCTCGCATCATATCGTGTATTTGTTTTGAGTATTTTGCTGCTTTAAAAAGCTGTTGCTTGGCCATACGACCTTCTTGATCTAAATTGCTTTTAAGCTCTGCTACCATTTGATCAGGAGCACTAACTTGTGGATCAAGACCTCCGCAACCATGATTCTGAACTAAATCAAGCAGGGCGCGCCCTGGCATGCCTGACTGATGCAACATTCTAAAAGCTTGTACTAGTTTAGAAGGATCTCTTTGCTCTTGGTAGCATTTTGCATTTAGAGAATCAATCGCAGCATCAAGTTCAGGATCTCCTGTAGACAGTTCTCCAAGAGTTTCAAGTTCTTCTAGAATAATTTCTCTTAATTTTGCTTTTGTGATTTTCATTTTAGAACTCCTGTTAATTTTGTTTTTGTAATTTTCATTTATTTATCCACGGAAAATTCATACTAACATTTTGCTTGAAATAATCTTCAAACAATTCTAAATCATCAGAATTATTTCTCCCGATAGCGTCATGAAGATTTTTAATTTCGGTTAGAACGCGTTGCATTTCGTTTACCCACCAATTGTCGTTGCTTTGCTCTCTTAAGGAATTTGAAAACTCTTCTTTAATAATCTGTTTAAGTTGGGATTTTGTAATTTTCATAATTTATATTCTTTTAAGTTGATCTGCCATATGGACGATATTTGCTGCCACCACCATAAGGCTTTTTCGATCTTGGCTTGGGCGCTACTTTCTTTTTAGGATTTGCTGCTGCTTTTTCTTTCCGCTCTTTTTCCGCTTGTTTTAACTGTTCTCCAGATTTAATAGAATCAGGCTCAAGTCCCATATTTTTTTCCATCTCGCGGCGCATATCATCAGCAGACATAGCCTCTTCCATAGCTGGCATTTCTGGCATGCCACTCATTTTCATTCCGTATTGTGCTACATCAATTGTTTCTTGTACAATTGACATGATTTCTTGTGGGTCATATCCCTCCTGAACCAACATCATTACGACTTGTTCTAGTTCTACTTCATAGTTGGGGGTCATAGAGGCTTCTGTATTACGATTACCGCATTGTTCGTTTACCACCATCTGATTTGCCAGTTCTTGAAGACGGTTTTGATCTTCTGGCATGAGGCGAGCAACTGCATCCATTAGTATTCCAGATATCTCTGGGCCTAAACGATCTTGCAGATAACCCTCTAAAGGAGTACCACCACTGGGCATGGGCATTTCGTTCAATATTGCCCTTACGGTTTCTTTTAATTGTGTTCTGCTAATCTTCATTTTTATTCTCTTTTACTCCATGAGCAAATCGATATTGTGGATCGGTTTTTAACTTATCAAGATGGGCAGCTTGTTCGGCGCCACCCTGCTCAAACGTGGCAATCCAGCGCAGTGCATATTTTAATTTCTCCGATGGCTTGGTCCCAGGACCAAGATCCAAATTCGACAGGAAGTCAAACAGTTCATAATATGCATCGGAGGAATCCGCCATCTCCCCATCCGAAAGTGGTTTGATTTTGATAGAGCCACCGGTGAATCGTTTGCTGGTCTGATATTTTTCGCGCCCATATGAATCGAACATCCCCTGGTCCGTCCCACTCATGAGATCCTCGTCGTCATATTGATCACTCATAGCCTCTTTGACAAGTTGTCTCAACTTTGTTCTACTAATTTTCATGTAATTGCCCCTATATGCTAGACAGTGCTGCCGCTAATAAATAGTCATCTTGGCCAATAAAGGTAGCATTTTCTTTTCTCTTTAAAAAAGCGTCTTTTGGCATAGCGCCCACATCATCATAGCCATCAGTATCAATCTTATATAGCTCAACACCATACTTCAACAATAGTCTAATAATTGTATTTTCTTTTTTTACAGCATCGGCATCTAACGCCAAAAATACTGCTGCATCTTTCTCAACAA